GAAAGAGCAGCATTGTTTTGAACTAAAATACTAAGTAGTTCTCTATAACGCTTAGCAGTATCCCCACTAAGTTTATTAATTTGAGCTTCTATCTCTTTTCTTTTGTCGTTTGCGTCAGCCATTTAGGTATTTTGTTATAAATATTGAAGTTCAATATTTTTAGCTGTATTTAGGTGGTTTTTTGGTATTTTTAACTTTTTGAAGTAATTCAGGGACTTTTACTTTACCATCTGAGCCAATTATGGTTTGTCTTCCACCACTATTTTGTTTTCCTTCAGCAGCATCTTTTTGTTCTTCATAATAATTTTTAATTTCATTAAAAGTATATTTACGAAGCCAAATAGGCATGTTATAGACTGTATTCCAGTCATATCCACCATTTCCGTGGAAAACTATTTCATGGATTTGTTTGAATAAATTAGCTCGAACTTGAGGGGCTACATTATAAGTCAGGCCAAAAAAACTTAAGCCCAATTGGGAGAGAGACTCTATCGCTACTGCCGTTGGGAAAAAAAGTTAGATCAACATCGGGTTGAATCTCGCGAACATATTCTCTTAATGCTCTTGAGTCTTGAGCAAATAGATAGTTATCTACAAAATCTCGAACTATTTTTTTATCTCGTTCTCCTCCAACTGAGGTGATTATGTATTTTAATCGGGTTGAAAGTTCAGGGGATGCGTCTTTATTTATTTTTTTTAAGCCTTCTAATTCACGATTAATATCTTGTTCGTCTTTATGACTTAAAAGTTTAAATGTAATTGTATTTTTTGATTTGGGTAAAGTAAAAGTAAAATCATTTATACGGGAAGTAAATAATTCTTCATTTAATTGTTTATTATCTAATGTAGTTAAATCTACAGTATATTCTTCACCACCATATTCAAAAGTATATTCACTACCATAACCTAAAATACGAGATGCAACCATAATTGCATTTTTATCACCAATTAATAAATCATCGTAGTTAATTTTAGACACAATTAATGATTTCATTAATTTATCTAATACAGTACCATTTTTAATATATGATTGATTAGTAAGAATATCTTCTTCTTTAGCAGTCATATATTTCATTTCAATAACACCTTTTGCTAATTCAGAATCTTCAGGATAAAGTAAACCTTTAGAAGGTAATTCAATGGTTTCAGTTGGTAACTTAAATTCACTCATAATTTTTATTTATTATAACTTATTATCTTATATAAATATATTAAAGAGTAGAAATATTATCAGAACTTACATTATATGATAATACTCCTTCTACTTTTAATATTGCTTTGCGTATATCTTCCATTTTTGAACGATCAAATCCACCAGAAGCAATCCAAGGATAACCATCAACTTTAACAGTTAATATTGATTGGAATTTTTCAGTATCCTGTTCAGCATATTCCATAGGTTCTTTTACAGATGCTACTGTAATACCTGGAATAGAGCGAATATCGGAGAATATTTCTTTTTGAGGGCGTTTTTTAATGTTAGTAATGAGCATACCTACCATTTTAAATTTATCTTGGTATTCTTCATTTAGTCGCTTACTAAGCTCCTCTTTAACTAAAGTACGTAAACTATCTAGTTTCATATAATTATAAATATTAGTCTATTTAATAAGATTAATGTTTCCGCTTATAATTTGGTTATCACTATTTTCTTTAGATCCAAATTGAATTTTGTATACATATGATCCTACAGGACAAGGTGAATTATTATGTGTTCCATCCCAATATTCTGTATAATTATATGATTCAAATATGATTTCTCCCCAACGGTTATATACTTCTACATGAAAATCATAAGGATCAAATCCATCTTCAAATACAGGTTTCCAGGTGTTGTTATGTTCATCACCATCAGGAGTAAATGAATTTGGAGTATAAAATAAAAGTTCAGGGCAACGAGCAACAGTAATTACTGTTTGCTGTTGAGGTGAAGCACATCCGTTAGAATAATGAATTACTGATAATGGAAATATTCCTGGGTTTTCAAATAAAATAGATAGATTATTTTGTTGGTATGTTGAATCCATAAATGACCATTCATTATATCCTGGTAAATTAGAAATAGCATTAAATAAAGTTACTACTGAATCGCCTTCACAAATTTCATAAAATGGGTTGTATGGGGAAATTAAATCAAGTGTTGGTTGGGGATTAACAATTACTGTAGTTGCAGTATCAAATACACACCCATTTTGAGTATAAGTATAAGTTATTATATTTGTTCCTATCGCGTTTTCAGGGTAAAAATTATTATTTGTAATACCATTACCACTAAATATTCCTCCAACAGGAAATGCATTTAAAGTAACAAATTCATCATACTCACAAAATGGTCCTATAGAATCAATTACAGGTAAAACATTTAAAATAAAAATATCTAATAAAATAGGTAAACCAGTACATCCATTTTCTTCAGGTATTACTTGAATAGCATTTGAAATAAGACCTGGAGGGAATGAACTAAAATCGATTGTAATTTGGTTTGTACCTTGTCCTGATATTAGGTTTCCTGTTGTGCTCCAAGAGTAGTTGTAAGTAGGTTGTAAAGGAACACTATATGTTTCATTTGAACTTAAATAACATATTGTATCTAATCCACTAATAGGTCCTGTTGATGGAATTGATAAATTTGGTATAACAAGTACAGTATCAGGCCCTAAACCACCTCCAGAATTACAAGTTGACCAACCAGCATTACATACAGGATAAACAAAATGGCAAGTATATTGAGCTCCACCAGCAGGAGGAGTTACATTAATCGTAGGACCCCATCCAATTGGATTTGGGTTACCAACTTGAAACCAAGTTAATGTTGGAGTTACTGTTGGACCTGATGGGGTCCATCTCCAAGCATCATTTGTTGCTGTCCAAGTTGTTGAATTACGACCAGGTACAGTTATTGCTAATGTACCTATATTATTATGAATACCTTGTATTGCTGTTCCATTTTGCCATTGTAAACAAGCGGGTTTATTTTGAATATAATTGTCAATATAATTTGTAGATTCATAAATTACAATATGAAATGTACCTTGGTTAGTAGTACAACTAAACATAGGCATATTAGTCCAACTAACAATAAGTTTTCTACAAGGAGCAACACCAACAGTTTGATATTTAATCTGACCACCTAAACCTGGGTGCCAATCTTGCCATGGGCCCATAATACAATTTTTAGGTATATTAGGGTTAGTAGTAGGGATAGTTTGAGTGGTAAATGTAATTGGTTGACCTCCACTAAATGAAATCCAACCATTTGAACCTATATAAAATTGAGTATATGTTGTTCCGAAAAAACAAAAATTAAACCCAATATTAAATGGACCCTGTTGAGAATCATCAACCATTATTAAATTAGTACCTGTGTTGGTTTGAGCAACATATGGTATGTTTAAAACACTATAATCTGTTGTTTGATTGGGGTTAGCACCTGCGGAGCATTGACTTAAATCTGCGGTTAAAATTGTTGATCCTATACCACAAGGCAATATTTGATCAGGTCCTAAAGCGGGACAATATTGGTTATACCCTATATTATACAGTAATATAAAAAATATTAATTTTAAAAATTTCATAACCTTTATTTTTTTACAAGGTTAAATATACAAAAAGAAATTAACATATCCAAATAAAAAATAAAAGCCCCAAATTTCTTTGGAGCTTTCATTTTGTTTATTGTTTTTGACTTAGTATTAGTAGTTCAAGATACAGTAGTCAGGCTGTACAGTTACTTGGACATTTACTGCTTGACCATCGTCATCCCAGTTATAATCACCAAAGTTAACTTCTGTAATAACAGCTCCTTTAATTACCCATTCAGAAACGATATCACCTACAGGACCTAACACGTTAAAAAGAATATCTTTTTTATAGAAATCTGAATAACCATCACGGCCTGTTACTGATTCGTGACCTAAACGTACCCATTCCATTACTGCTTGAGCGCCACTTGGGGTAATAGATTCATACATTGTGAATTGAATCGTATTCCAAATAGTTTTTCCTTTTACATATCGTTGAATATTGATATGGTTAAGAGCAACAGCAGTTTGTGTTAAAGATACAGCACCTACTCCTTTTACTAAGTATGCAGGGATACCATCCATATAAAGGATAAAACGATTGGATTGTTTAGGTTCAAACGCTGTGAAAAATATTTCGTTTGGGTTTAGAATTGGCATTTTGCTTCTATTTTAATTTTATTATAAATATTTAGTTTTTTATTTTTTTATATTGGGAATTGAGCTCCTGTTGGTTGTAAAATAAAATCTAATGAAATAAATTCAGCTGTGCGAGTAGGTTGGATATAAATTTGTCCTACTAATTGATTTTGATCAATTACTGCTGGTCCATTATTTGAATCATCCATTATAACTCTAAAGGCATATAATCCTTGTTTTTGTTGAATTGCTTCTAAATATGGGTTAACTCGTGATAAGAATGAATTTCTTGTAGCAATAGTATTTTGTTCAAATACAACAGTATCAGCAATTTGACGAATATAAGATTTTAATTCAATCATCAAACGACGTACATTCACACGATCAAGAGCAGATTGTGCTTTTTGTAATGTTTTCTGACCATATACTACAACACCTTGTTGAGGTAATGTTGCTATAGGGTTAATATTATTTGAGTATAAATCATCCCTATTACCTTGTGTAAGTTTATATTCAGCTTGAAGAACTGTACTTAATCCACCGCGGTTTATACCGGCAGGTGCAAACCAAGGAGCTGATACTTTATCATTAAATGCATATACACCTGGTATTACTGTTGAAGATGGTACCCAAACATGTTTTCCTGTTGCAGGATCAATAATACGAACCCAAGGCCAATATGTTGCAGCATAAGAAGTATCACGAGTTTGAGCTTGTGTTATTGCTTCTGAAAGTTTGCTGCCATATGTTCCTAAATCTAGTACATACATGTTATCACCTCTTGCAATTGTATTTGAAATAATATTAGATACTTGAGTTGTGTGAGTATCATTTAATAAACCAGGAGTAAATAATACATTAAATTGGTACGCTTCAGGATTACCTAAAAGTGTAATCATGTTATTATAATCAGCTCCTACTAATCCTTGTGTATTAGAAGAAATAGCATCGTACAATTTAATAATATTATTAACATCACCAGTAGCACTATAAAATGAACCACCGTTTGAACCACTTCCATTTAACGGAATTGAAGAAGTATATGCTGTAATAGCAACCCCATTAGCATCAAAATAATTTGGTGTAGGTAAATTAACAGATTTTACGCGTACATATTTTGAATTATTTGGGTAACTTCCAGATAATTCCATCTGGTTGTTTATAGAGCTATAATTTAATTTTTGATCACCAATAATTTTAGAAATATAGCGAGTTGAATTTGGGTCTAATGTCAAATTGTTCCATGCCTCCAATACAACTTTACTAGATTCGGTATCATTACCACGTCTAACTAATACATTAAATGTACCTGCTCCGGTGTTAGTATTAGAAACTTCCCAACGAATATTAGAAGTAGATCCTGAATTTAATGTTCCATTAGATCCTAAAGTATTAGAACCTGAGTTGTTCATTAAATTTCCTTCAGAAATTGTTTCTAATACAAAAGAAATTGTATTAGCACCACCAGCATAATATACTGTAGTAGATCCTGAGGTATAGTAATATGAGTTTCCAGCAACACCAGCATTTGTATTTGCAGTTAATACCATGTTAGGAGAAGCAAATGAAGCACTACTATTAATGATAGTATTAGTGTATAGGTTTGTTGGGTTTAATGGGATAACACCTGAAGAGGTTGCATTGTTAAATACATTTTGGGTGCTTGATCCTGATAAAATTACATTTACACCATTAAATGAAGCAGTATATGCTACCGTAGCAGCACTAGTTAAATTTAATACAGCAGAAGCAGAAGTTAGTGGTGTTCCTGAATTAATGTCTTTTGTAATTGCTGAAGTGTAAGATCCACTAGTTACACGGGCAACTAATAATGAAGTTCCTCCATAATTAAAATAATTGTAAGCAGCAATTGAAGTTAAATAGGAATAAGATTGACCACCACTTATAAATGTATCCCCAAACATCGTTACAAAGTCTGAGTAAGTTGTTACTAGGGTTGGTTTTTCAACAGGTCCTTTAACTGTTGGTCCGATAATAGCAGCACCTGCTTGGACTGGTTGCCCAGTTAAGAAGGTGTTATCTATTTCGCTAATTGCTACTCCAGGAGAAGTTGTGAAATTTGACATTTTTGCTTTATTTTAGTTTTATTATAAATATCTAAAGTTTTTTTAAAATATGCTATTAGATAGGAAACGTTGCACCTGTAGGTAATACATTAAAGTCTAGTATAATATATTCAGCTGTTTTAGTAGGTTGTAAATAAATTTGACCTATCATTTGATTGTTATCAACTACTTGAGGAGGATTATTTGATTCATCCATTACTACTTGAAATGCTGTTAATCCTTGTTGTTGTTGGACAGAAGCTAAATATGGGTTAATAATAGATACAAAATTATTACGAGTAACAGCATCATTTTGTTCAAATACAAAAGTATTTGCTACTTGAGTAATGTAATTTTTAAGTTCAATTAATAAACGACGTACATTAATGCGATCTAAAGAACTTTTTTTCTTTACTAATGTCTTTTGCCCGTATACTACAACTCCAGTATTAGGAAAAGTAGCAATTGGGTTGATGTTGGCTTGATATAATGTATCTCTATTACCTTGAGTTAAAACACGTTCTGCTTGAATAGTAGTAGTTAAAACACCTCTATTTACACCAGCAGGTGCAAACCAAGGAGCAGCTACATTATCATTGAATGCATATACACCTGGTATTAGAGTAGATGCGGGCACCCAAACTTGGGTTCCTGTGTTTGGATCTACTGTTTTAGCCCAAGGCCAGTACGTTGCAGCATAAGAAGTATCATATCCTGCAACTTGAGATAATGTAGTTCCAATAGTAGAATCATATTTTACTAAATCAAAAACTACTATAGAATTTCCTATATTTTGAGCATTAACAATCATAGAGTTAATAGCATTATAGGCATTACTTCCTATATTTGAAATTAATCCTGGGGCTGTTAGTAGATTATAATTATAAGCATCTTTATTGGCTAATAAAGCAATAGATTCAATATAAGCATTAGCTTGAAGGCCTTGAATATTACTATCTAAAATAATTTTATCATAGTATGCACCTGCTATTCCTTTAGGAATATTACTTCCAACTGCATCTCCAAAAGAACCACTTGAAAAATAAGGAATCGAACCTGTAAATTCAGGTTTAGGGTTACCTACATTATCAAAATAATTTGGTGTTGAAGTTAAAACTTTTTTAACACGAACATATGATGAATTATTTGGAAAACTTCCAGATAATTGAACATAATATTCTCCATTATCATTAACAACAGCCTCAACTTGATTACCTATTACTTTTTCAATATAATTTGGTGAATATGGATCAAGTGATAAAGGGCCCCAACTTTCTAAAATTGATGGGGATATAAGACTATCATTTCCTTGACGGATTAATAAGTAAAAAGTACCAGCAGTAACATCAGGTGAAGTTATTTGCCATCTAAAATTATCTGCAGACCCACTTAATAGTGTTTGATATGATCCTGTAGGTCCTGTACTGTTCATTATTTCACCTTTAGATAAGGTTTCTAAAATAAATGCTTCAGTATTACTACCACCAGTATAATATACTGTTGTACTTCCAGATACATAATAATATGAATTTCCTATTAAACCATTTGGATTTGTAGAAATTATATTCATATTAGGTGAAACAAATGATGCACTACTATTAATAGTTGTGTTAGTGTAAAAATTTGTTGGATTTGAAGGAATAACACCTGAAGAAGTAGCATTATTAAATGCATCTTGGGTGGATGATCCTGATAGGATTATATTTACTCCATTAAATGAAGCAGTGTATCCTGTAATAACTGCACTAGTTAAATTAAGTGTAGCAGATGCAGATGTTGCTGCTGTTGATGTAGGAATTAAAGATGAGGATGCAGGAGAAAAAGCACCACTTACAACACGTGTAACTAATAATGATGTACCTCCACTATTAAAATAATTATATGCAGAAATAGAAGTAAGGTAAGTATATGTTTGGCTGCCACTTAAAAAAGTAGAACCAAATTTATTTAAATAATCACTATATGAAGTTACTATAGTAGGGATACCTACTTTACCTTTTACAGTTGGTCCTATAATAGCGGCCCCGGCTTGTACAGGTTGTTGAGTTACAAATGATTGATTGTTCTCTATTGCTAATACACCTGGTGATACAATTGTTTCTGGCATTGTAATGATTTATTTTATTATAAATATGGTGTATTTCAAACCAAATTAATCCATCGGTGTAATTTCACCATTTTCTGGGTTGATGTTGGCTTTACCGTATTTTTGAAGTACAAGTTGAGTAAATTCTTTTTCTTGATTAGATAAATTATCTAAAAATTGTTTAGCAGTACTATAACGATTTTCTAATTGTAATTTAATTAATTCAATTTCACCTAATTCAGCAATTAAAGAGCGAGTATCTACTTGAATTTTTTTTAGTGTTGTTAACTCTTCTTCGGTTAAAAACTTTTTTTCTGAAACTATTGACATAATTTATTGGTTTATATAATTTAAAGTTATTTCTTCTAAGGGATTAATATCTTGAATAGCAGTTATAGTAATTACGTTCTGTACAGAATCAATATTAAATATTGCATTAGGGGTTTTACTTGAATTTATCCAACTTGCATGCCCTAAAAATACTATTAATCCATTAGTATGGGTATATACATATTTAATTAATTCAATAGGACATTCACTTCCTTGGGAGAAGTTTATTCCTATAGATTGATTAATTATCTGATCTTTTTTAATAAATTCATTAGTGAATAAACCCCATCCATGTATAGATGATTGGCAAACACTTAAATTACAACTTATTAATTTCATATATTTTAATATCCATTACCCCAAGCACTTCCTGAAGGGGTTACTCCTAGAGACATTAAGGTAATACTATTTCCTACAGATGGGCATATTGTTCTAGTGCCATTAAGTTGAGTAGAATCATTAAGGTATAAAGTAGTTCCAGCCATAGTACTATTAATAATTACAATTCCAGTACCAGTACCATCTTTAATTTTAACTATTTCTACACATCTACCAGCAGGACTATTTAAAAAGTTAGTAATATTTAAACTTCCTTCTCCAACAGGACAAGCAGCAGTAGTGTTATCAATTATTAACAGTACATCATCATCACTTTGAACTTGTTTAGATGGAGATACAGTATAATCAGCATTAGTTAAAGTTATAGTTCTATATCTTCTAACTCTAGATCCACTAGTAGTTAAAGTACTAGATACACCTACAGATCCTGTTACTGAAAAGAATGATCCTGAAGCATATACTAAATTTGATCTGGAGCCATCGTTAGTTCCATTTCCTATAATAAATGCTGATTGGAATGGGGATAATAGGTTATATCTTCCTTGGACATGTTGGTAATCACCTCCAGCCCAAGTACCTAATCCTTCAGCGTGAGAATAATTAGCAGTAGCTTGAGTTAATCTTCCTTCAGCATGTGATGCTTGTCCTGCAGCATAAGTATATTCTCCTTCAGCATGAGAATATATTCCTGACGATGTTGTGTATGCTCCTTCTGCATGGGATTGAGCAGCATTAGCAAATGTAAAAGAACCTTCAGCATGAGATTGCATACCTTGAGCTAAAGTATTTCCTCCTTCAGCATGTGATCCAATACCTCTAGCAATAGTTTGTTGACCTTCAGCGTGAGCAAAATTAGCCATTGCTATTGTACTAAACCCTTCGGCATGAGTGTAATCTGAGGTTGCTTGGGTGGTTGAACCTTCAGTATGAGACCCAATACCTATAGCTTTAGTTAAATACCCTTCAGCATGAGAAAAATCCCCAGATGCTGTGGTTGTAGAACCTTCAGCATGAGCGTATGTCCCTGAAGCAAATGTTGTATACCCTTCAGCATGAGAAGCAATACCTACTGATCGGGTATCTTTTCCTTCAGCGTGAGAATAAGGCCCCCCAGCTAAAGTACTGGCACCTTGTTGTAAACTTTCATTTGGGTAAACATATTGAAAACTTACACTTGCTCCAAAAGCACTAGCACTATTATATTGAATACATTGATTAAATGGTGCAGGATTATTTACTGTACTACTTGTAATATTTTGGATTACACTACTCGTAGAGAAGTTATTATTTACTACACTACTTGTAATATTTTGGGTAACACTACTTGTATAAAAATTATTAACAGCAAAAGCAGAAGATGCAGTATAATATATTAAACCAGTATTTACATCATAAGTTAAAACACTGTTTTGAATTGTATTGGTTAATCCATTAATAGCAACAGATCCTGTTACAACTAAAGATCCAGACAATGCTACATCATAAGCATCAGCTCCAGTAAAAGCATCTACTGATTGGGATACATGCCATGATTGGATGGTAAAATTTTGTACTACTTCATCTACAGTAGGGTCAAATACCTTTTTTAATATTTTTGCCATTTAAATATTTTGTTATAAATATCGTCAAGATTGTAAATTATTCAAATTATTATCAATAGCAGTTTTATACATTTCAGGTAAATCTTGATCTTTTAATTCTTTAAATAAATCTATAGATTCATTCCACAATCCAACCCACCACGCACAAACAGCTTTTTCAAATGTAAATCCTAATTTA